TGTTTTCAATTACTTTAGCAATTCCGTTTTCTAGGATTGCCACACAGCTATTTGTTGTACCTAAATCGATACCGATGATTTTGCTCATAATAATCTCCTTTAATTAAGCAAGAAAAGTGTAAAACCCTCGCGGCGTTCTACAAATTTATTTATCTCTGTTATCTTGAAATGTCTATGGTTTTGGCCAAGGGCATATACTCTTTTCTCAAGTCCAAAATGTGCTTGTCAAACCCTTGCGGAGTAAGTTGTTTTGCATCAATTGAAATTAAGTTATCGTCATAATACTGTTTAACTTCCGCACTTTTTAGGGCAGGAATAAAGTGTTTACTATACCAATCTACGATTTCTTGTGGCGTATTGGGCGGGAGAGCTAACGCCCACGCGGCCATAACACTGATATGATTTCCGCCTACTACGATAGGCTCGGCTTGTGGCAGTCGTTCTAAACGTTTATCGCCTGTAATACCTAGCAATTTTACATGGCCCGATCGCACAAGACTGTTGGCTATGGCAATGGGCATAATTCCAAACTCAGTGCCCGAATCACTGGCCACACTTTGCAATGCTTGAGCTGGGCCTGGGAACATGACAAAATCAACTTTGGATTTATCAGCTTTGGCATTAAGCATAAAATATTCATAGGCCATTCTATGTGCGCCACCGCCTAAGGCAAATGTTACAGGCTGGTTAGTAGTTTGTACCAATCGTATTAATTCGCCAACTGTGCTAATTTTACTCTTAGGGTTGGCTACAATACACAATGGACTTTGTCCCATGCTCATCACTGTCACAAAACTGTCGTATTGGAATTTTTTAATCTTTGATTGCCAAATGTCGTTAGTTACATACGTACTCATATGACTAGGAATAGCAATAGTATATCCATCGGGTGCGGCTTCGTACAGCTTGTTCATAGCAATGGTACTGTCAGCACCTGGCTTTAGTTCAATTACAAAATTGACTCCGGGACTGTTCTTTTGAACAACTGCACTGATAGCACGGAATCCTACTTCATTTCCCGATCCTGCTTGATTACCAATAATAACTGTAATAGGCTTAGTTGGTTCCCAAGCCATTGCGGCTGTAGTGATAAAAAATAAAATTGTTAATAGTAGTTTTTTCATAGTCGTTTCCATTCTGCGTAAATTCTATTGGCATCTGTGCCAAAATCCTCTAATTTAAATCCAAACTCTTTAGACAAGGTAACGTGCCATTGCTCGCTCCACGGAAAGAATTCAATTTGTTCACATTCCTTATTACCGTGATCTTGTAAGCCTGGATTACATCTCCAGTAGATACGTGCTTGCGGTTTAAGGTGTGTTATCATACTGGCAATTTGACTACGTATGCGGTCTACATCACCAAAGTTAATACTGCCTAAACATAGGGCAACATCAAACAATTGATCTGATTGAAAATCTTCAATTGTTGTTTTAACATCCGCTTCATCGAATGCAGGATCAATTCCCACAAGATTTTTAATTATGCCTTTAAATAGATTTCGGCCACAGCCTACATCTAATACATGCTCATCTTCATTAATTCGCTTTGCTAAATCAATTCCTGTTATAGAATACTGGGGCACACCTTTGTGTCCCCAATGGTTGGCAAAATAATTATTCAAATACACTTGGTCAGTCATCGACTCCCTTTCAAAATTGTCACTAGAATATCGTAGTCATTACGCACAACTTCTATTTTTTGTCCAAAATTATCTTCAACCCATTTACTAGTAAAGTAATTCCAGGTCAAATCGTTCTTATGAGCAAACTTTAAAATTGCATCGTTCTGTTTAGTTATCTCAGCCAACATACCTGCATGATTTTTGTAAGCCGAATAGTCAGGATAATCAATATTAAATCCGCCTGCTTCGTGCCACCATGCAAAACTGCTGGCATCTGGACGATACACCAGCATGATCCACGAGTCTGGATACACTTCGCTTATTGTTTGTAGTTTTAATGACCACTCGTGACTTTTAACAATACGGCATCCACCAGGCTCACTCCATGGACCGTCTATATGTTTTGGATCAAGATACGTTTCAAACTCCATGCCTGATCCAAAATATGCACCCTTGTGTCCGCTGAATTTGCCGTGAGCATATTGTCTATTCGGATTATGATCGCTAGTATTAACACCGTCTAGCTGTTCTAGTGTTTGTGCAATACTGCTCCAGCGACTGCCGGGCACACCTGTAAAAAAGATTCTATTCGGCAACATTGAAGATGTTACTCCATTTTTTAAGTTTTTCACGTTTAGCTTCTGCGGCCAGTTCAATATTGGTCCAGCTAATTACATCCAATTCTTGTAAGATTTCAATCATAGCGTATAGATCGCCAATCTCTTCTTCCAAATGTTCTCGATTAGTTTTTGGTTTGCCTGGTTTTAGATTGTCTAAGCCAAAGCGACTAATTTTACTAACTGCTTGAATTACTTCTGCACATTCTTCTTGTAGAATGTCTAATACTTCTTTAGTTTGACTATCCATAATTACCTCTGATTTGCAAATGGTGCAATGTATGCACCTGCACTAGTTGTGCTAGTGCGTAGTGTGTTATAGACATTTTGAATGCCTACTGCTTGATTCCATGCATCTTCTAATGCATGGTGGGCCGTTACTGGTGGACGTTGTGGATTGATGCCTAGATCAAATGCTGTGCGCACATCACGCACTTCCCAAAACTTCCAAGGAATAGCTCTGTTAATTTTACGGAATACATGCTCACAAATAACAATATCAAATGTAGCACCGTTACTCCATACACGTTTGGCTCCCCAGCAGAATTTATAAAGACGAGCAAATGCCTCTTCAATATCAATTCTATCTTCGGGATCAAAGGCAGCCGCTTGGGCTTCCTTACTTTGACTTGCCCACCAAGCAATGGTATCATCATTGGTGGTAAGTCCTATGCGATCACAACTATCCAAATCAACTTTACAATAGAAACTGTCCATTGCAGGTTCTTTAATTTCAGATCCAAAAGGATCAAATTTTACAGCACCAATTGTAAGGATAGTAGAGTCGGGAGTTGTATTTAGAGTCTCCAAATCTATCATAATGTCAGTATTCATACTAACATTATAGCATAGTCATACTGCTATGTCAATAGAGTTTTGGTGGTAATTGTTGATCGCGCAGTTTTTTATTCCAACGTGCCTTGGCCGCGCCTTTTTTACGTTTGCGTTCAGTAGTTGGTTTTTCGTAAAACTCGTGTTTACGCAAGTCGTCCAAAATACCGGCTTCTTCAACCTTGCGTTTGAATCGGCGCAGAGAAACATTAATGTTCTCATATTCTTTTACAGTAATACCTGTGCCTTTACTCTTCTTGTGCATCATCTTCTTCGTCTTGTTCGCCTTCTTCAACGGCGTTTTTAATTTGTTCGGCAAGCCAATCCAAATTATAGATTCTGTTTTTACTAATTAGTTTATAAGGAACGGTATCATCCATTGTGATGTAATGACTGTTAGGATGTGCCAGCAAGCATGTTACAAACAATTTAGTTATTGGATCACAATTATCAATATCGATAATGATAACTTCTACCTGTTGTGCTATGCTCAATAACCAATCAATATCATAATCGTCTTGATCAAACATAAACACATTTACATCTTCGACCATATGGCTTAAGATTGTTTGGAATTGTTCTTTTACTTGATTAGATGGTTTGACTATTAGATAACTTAAACTCATGTTGAATAGTTTATCCGGCGGAGTTATTAGTGTTATTCGACCTAAGTTCATGTATTCGCTCTTCAAAGTATGTTATTTTTTCCAACGGATAGTCACTAAATCTTGGACCATGCTGTTTGGTTTCCTCCACAAATGCAGCCAATTCAGGTTCGGTTGTAGCATCTACTGAAAAGTCTGTAAATTTGTGGTCACTGTATTCTTTATATAATTGATCTATTGGATTTATGCCTATTACTCTTGCCCAAATACTGCCTGTGCTTTGTTCTTCATTTTGTACATAACCTATCGGTTCTTGATTTCCATCTGTCCCTGATTGTTCTTGGTCATGTAAGTCTTTTTTTTTGATTCTTCGTCTAAAGGTGTTTCTACACCCTCTTCATTAATATATGTTTCGCCAGCGGCTAGTCTTTCTTCCAATGTGGATTCTTCTGCCACTTGACGTTCTGCTTCTTCTATCATCTTGTTCCATTTGGCCAGCTCGCTGTCTTCGTCTGCAACAACCGCCACGGGAGTTTGATTAACTGGTATAGTTTGGTCTGCGGTAGGTTCTGGAGTTGGAACTGGATCTGGGAATAACTTTGGCAACGGCCCTATATCTCTAGATACTGCTACAATAGTGTTATCAACAACAGGCTGTGTAACTTCGACCGGAGCAGTGAACGCTTCTGTTAATTCTTCTGCTTGGTCATCAATCCATGTAGGTTCTTTTCGTTCTCTACCCCAACCAAATGTCATTTGTGCGGCCAACAACATAATAACTGCTAGCGGATCAAATACAATAACAATAAGAATAATAATCCATGTTACTGCTCGTTCTAACATAGACTCATCTGGAGTCCTGTCGTAGATAAAAGCCGCAATATATTTAATTGGTCCTACTTCAGCTTCTACTTTGCGTATTTCTGCACGAATAGGTGCGGCTTCATCATTGAGATTAGCAATCTGTTTCTGGTTGGCTTCAATATCTTTGGCCAGCGCAACTCGATCCCTTTGCTGACTCTTACGTACAGCATTGGCTTTGTCGGCGCCTTTTTCATCTGAGCTTCGACCCATGATTTGGTCAACAGCCTCGTCCATCTGTTTAAGTTGCTTACGGTCAGCTTCAATATTCTCTTTTGCGGTTTTAATCTTTTCATCATAGATTGCTATTTTACTGCCAACGTCGCCGCTGACAAGAGTTTGATCGTTGTGTGCTTTACTGAGGAAGCCAAAAATACCCATTGAAGTGATCAACATTAAGACAATTACTGCAATGGTCATGTAATACTTCATGAAACGTGGAGCACGTTCCCAGTTGGCTTTTAACCAAGAGGCGCAGACAAGTTTGCCGACTTCCAAAGCCGAGCCCATGATGATGATTGGGATTGCTGCCGCCGAGAATATTGCGGTGAGGCCTACTACACTATAATAGATTGCTACCGCTGAAATTGTTAGACCAGTTAGAAGGAGTAAGTAAGCTAATATCATCCGGTAGCGTTTTTCTATGTTAGATTAAACAGGAGTTCCAGAAAGTGTTGTTCCAGAAACTTGGGTAACAGCTATAGTGCTGAAAATGTTTGCGGCAGTTGCGCCAGTTCCGGTTACAGTAACTTTGGCTTGACTGTCACCACCTGCGGCAAGACTGTATACTCTGTAACTGCGGCTTGCTGTTTGGTTAATTGCATTTGTAATAATGTCTTGGACGGCTACGGCAGTACTGCTAACTGCTGATCCACCAACACCGTTGTAGGCTGTACCAGTTGAGCCATCCGCATTGGTATAAGTACCGTTAGCAGTTGCGCCGCTGATTGAAGCCAAATATTTGTTCCAGTTGCCGACAATTACAGAATCGCGATCAAATACTGCTGTAAAAGCCAAGCTAGTTGGCTGTGTAGTAGCATCTGTGCCGCTGGTGTTACCGCCAACTACCACGTTTTCGATACGGCAATCTGAAACGCCATCCAAAGCGTTCAAAATGTTATTCCAACGTATATTTCCCTGGGCCAGGTATGTGGCTTGGGTTGTACTCATAACCTTAGCATTAGTATATGCAGGTGCGTTCCAATCATATGGATTAACGCTACCGTTTTGTGTGGTTGTTGCACTTGCACTTGGGTAATATGATGTATTTGTCATAGTTAACACTACACGGTAAAAACCGGGTGTTAATTGATTACTGTCTTGTTGATATCCTGAGGCCATTGTACCTACTCCTTATTATAAGATATTTATCAGTAAAAGACCCTATTTGTTGATTATACAATAGGGCCTGTTTGCTTGCAATCTTATTGGTTATTTAAAGATAATCGTGGCCATTAGGCTTGCTTGTACAAAGAATCCAAAACCAATTGTAACAATGTTCAAGAAATCCTTTTGAATTGCGGCTTTGACAAAAAAGCAAAACAAACCACTCCATGCAAACAGCACCAAGTCCACTGGTGGCATCTTTTCTGTAAGTCCAGTCAGTACTGCTAATAGTGTTGGAATAGTGGCTAAATGCAACAATATTACAGCTACCCAGCCCATGGTTTCTGCGCTGACTTGGGGAGCATGTTCTTTGACGTTTTTAACCCAAAGGTTCAAATCAAAAAAGTCATGGATGGTGTGCTTGATTTTATCCAACACCAATTGTGTTTGTGCGTTCATTTTAGTCCTTAATTGTAAAATATGTGCCGGCCAATTTTGGCCACAGGTTTTTTGTTCCAGCCTGGATGTATGTAATCCCCATGAAAATACAGGGCGTGTTTTAAATCTGGAAGTCTAAATCCTTCAAGTAAAACTTTCTTTGCCACTTCCATACTTTCGGTATAGATTGGACCATTCATTGGTCGCATTGCATTGGGTTTGTCGCAATACCAACTGAATTGACAAAATACTTTTTCGTATACCACATTCTTTTGGTACACCACTTGGCAAATGTCGCTGGGGAATTGACTGCTTTCTGCTCTGTTAATGGTAACTTGTGCCACTGCAACTTTACCTTCAAACGGCTCACTGCCTGCTTCGTGATATATGTTACGTGCGAGACATTCTAATTGTGCTTGTCTCATTTTTGCTGTAACCGGGCTTGCGGTTTGTCGAGCTTCTTCTAACTTTCGGAATTTCGAAAGTACTACATGTTGAGCTGTAAATCCTATTGCTATTACAACAAATAAGTTTATTGCTAATTTGATAATCCGTATCATTGTTTTCTCCTTTACGGTGGATGAGGTATCGCTACTACCATCATTAATTACTGTTGGGCTGTTGTTTTTTCTCCTTTTGTTAGCCTTGCCCTCTAAATGTTTAGTGGACAATATATAGTTATCCTCTGTTGTCAGAGGTAATGTACTATTATATTGGGCAACCACTGTTTAACGCCTCATACGAGCGATGTCAACTGCTTCCTCATCGCTAAAAATTGGTACTGCATTACTTTTGTGCATGGTTGCAATACCTTTTACTTTGGTTCCTGTGTAAACTTTGGGAGCGGATAATGTTGCATTGCCTCCAGTATCAACACTTTTAAGATGTGCCGTGGTGTTGCGACCTTCGGGGATAGCCAAACTATAATGCCCGCTCAAACTTGGCGCACTCAAGGCGCGAGCACGTTTTTTCGCTTCGGCTTCTACACCCCAACGTTTTTGTAGATCTTTCCAAGATTCGTCCAATTCTCTAGCCTTTCTAGCATGTTCTGCTGAAGCAAATTTCTTTTTGCCTTTCTTTTTGCCTGTAGTTGAATACATAGGCGGCAATAAATGCATAGTCAAAATATTCTCCAAAAGTTTAACAATACTAGTATTATACTGGTAAAATTGAACTAAGTCAAATAGTGTTATACTCGAAATGATTCGCCGCAACCGCAACGATCCTTTTCATTTGGATTGATAAAATCAAATCCTTCATTGAGTCCATTGCGGACCCAATCCATTGTTAGTCCGTTAAGATAAACTAGACTTTTGGCATCCACTAACAAGACAAAATCCGGATGTCCAAAATTGGTAACTCCAACTTCGGATTCATATTTGTCGACATATTCCATGGTATAAGCAAGTCCGCTACAGCCGGTAGTTCTAACACCTATGCGTATGCCAACGCCCTTGCCACGTTTGGCTAGATTCTGTTTGATCTTAGCTTGTGCTGTGTCGGTTACGGTAATCATTTACAGCGGCCTTGATGGCATCTTCCGCAAGTATTGAACAGTGGATCTTAACTGGCGGAAGTGCAAGCTCTTCAGCAATCTCGCTATTCTTAATCTCTGCCGCGGCGTCAAGTGTTTTACCTTTAACCCATTCTGTGACCAAACTCGACGACGCGATTGCTGATCCGCAGCCATATGTTTTGAATCTTGCATCAGTGATGATACCATCTTCTACCTTTATTTGTAGTTTCATTACATCGCCACAAGCTGGCGCTCCTACCATGCCTGTGCCAACAGTAGGATCATCTTTTTCGAACGATCCTACGTTGCGTGGATTTTCATAGTGGTCGATGACCTTATCTGAATAGGCCATTAGTTAGGAACCGCTACAATCTTACGCACACCAGTCTGAGGATCAATCATTTCTTGCCAATGATATCCTACTGGAGGTAATTCGCCGTAAGTTTGTGGTTGTTGAATAATCACCGGTGGTTGTTGAATAATCACCGGCTGATTTGCACGATTGATTTCATACCCAATGACTCCACCGATAATTAGCGGAGCAACCCAGTTTCCGCCGCTATAGTAGCCACCGCCACGATAGTGTCCACCGTGATGATGCCATTGTGCGCTAGCTGATCCTGCGATTGCCAATAATGACAAAGCTAAAAGTAACTTTTTCATAATATACTCCTTTAAGCGTATAATAATATAACGCCTTAGGCTTGTATTTAGTTTACTTATTTGGCTTCTTTACGTGAGTTTTTAACTGCTGTAACATCGTTACGAGTTTCTTTGCATAACTTGGCTAACTCTTGTAAGTGTTTACGAACACGAGTACCTGCGGCACTGACTTCTTTATCGTAGAACTTTTCGAAATCTGTTTCCATTGCTTCGACTAGTGCTGTGAACTCTTGATATTTTGTTGACATTTACTTCTCCTTGTGTAGTACTTGTCCAGTACTTATGCATAGTGTATAGGAGCTAAAAATAAATGTCTAGTCAATTGGCTATGACGTTTGGACTGCCTTTGGTAATGGAACCAGCATCGGTACTGTCGCCAACACGGGCAACGCCAACTCCGCCTACAAACACATTGCCTGATCCTTTATTGATAGAAGCAGTATGCGGAACACAATCTTTTCCTTTCTTTATATTATGTGAAGCTGTTGGATCGCCTATACATTCAATAGCAATATCGTTGGCGAACACTTTGGCTCCGGCTCCGGTTGGGCCAGTAACCGTAGTAGCCCCATCACAATCGTGTCCTGTAGTTGTTGGATCACCATCTCTTGCTATTGCCGGCATTATGCTAGTTTGATTCCTGTTGTTTGTTGAATATATGTGTCAGCCGCATCTTTCATAGTTGGAGCCAACACCATGATACTATTTCTATTTATGCTGATTTCAGTGTCACTATCTGTTGTAAATAAAAATGGAACTAACCCGACTCCATCTTTGGTCGCTGTTAGACATAATGGCTTTTTAACTTTTATATTCATCGGACCTTCTTCAACCAGTTTAGCAACAATCTCTTCACCGGCTGTAGTTTTGATTGTAACAATCTCACCTGGGGAAATACCTTTATTAATTAACATATTATACCTTTTCGAAATGTTTTTTGAGTTCTGTAAACCCGCCAATATAATTATCGTCTAAAAATATCTGAGGCAAAGTTCTGGCTGTAGGAACAGCTTCCATCAACTGCTGTTTAGTCCAAGTTGTTTCAATATTTCGTTCTTCAAATTCTATACCTTTCATTTCTAACAAGGCTTTTGCCTGTACACAAAACGGGCAAGAATTCTTACTCCATACAACTGCTTTCATATTTGTTTCCTTAAAATCTTTTTCTCTTTGGATCTGTCCAATAATTATAACCCAGGTCTCTATCAAAGTTGCGCCAGTTTACTGTGGGAAAGATAGCACGAGGGTAATTTTGCGCACTTTCGTAATCGCCTATAGAAGTCATCATGCCTCTATGTTCCTGGAACCTAACATTGCTTGAGAGAAAATTTGACATCTTTTCTTTGGTAATATCCCAGAACTTGCTGTTGTAATTACTGCCTCCATGATAGATATAGGCTATGAACCACTCTATGTCTTCTGCTATATTATGCAAGTTCTCGTTAACTTGCTCCATGCTTTCCTGTCCTGCCAAATAGCCTATGAAGTATTCATTTACGTGATTATAAAATGTACCGCTAAGAGCTTCTAAAGGTTCAAAGAACAAAGCACGGTTGCCATTTTTTATTAGGCGGCCTTCAAAATAAGTTTTGGCACGATAATTTTTAAATTTAAATTCTTTAAGTTTGAGATCACTTGGCGATGTTTTAAATCTTTCAGCGATATCATCTACAGCGTCTTCGCGTTCAGTAATAGTATCATTATACAAGTAACCCCACCCTTGTCTAGTAGACAGCGGAATACCAAACATCCAACCATTACGATGGGCTACGTGCCACGTATATTCCCAGGCGCCTGGCTTGTTTATAGTATTAACCAAGCAATGGTTAACTGGAATAATAGCTTGGTGGTAGTCTGAGTAGTCTTCAGGATAACCTCTGCAATCCATTACATAATCGAACTCTAATACGTCTCCGGAATCCATATGCAATTTAGCACAGTTTTCATTATTATCGATAGCATCCACACGGCCTATAATCTCATGGAATCTTTCGCCCCACAGGCCTCTCATTCTTTCAAACGAAAATTCTTTGATTCTAAAATTATTAAAATGCATGGCCGCGTATGGGGGAGGTATGTGACTGTCAAAGTCATGCTCTCTCCAGCCAGTATAACGCACACCTAACTTTATTGTAGCATCTAGCTCTTGACTGTCAGTCATAAGACTAAATCTAGTACCGAGCCATAAAGCGTTAGGGCCGGCAATAGTAGTACTTTCCCCGATACCTAGTATAGGTGTGTTAGGATCATGAATACTGTAGAAATGATAGTTAGGAGGACAACCCGATATAAGCCTAGATAGACTTAGTACCCCGGCGGTTCCAGTGCCAATGACGGCAATTTTGATTGGAGTTTCCATACTAGATTATAACACCGGTAGCTGATCGTAGTCAATACCTTCACCCATGATGCCTATTACATAGTTTGTCGATTCGTTTTCTTGCAGTGCCGTTTGTTTTTTACTGGTATCACTGTGTTTATTAAACCAAGGAATGGGAGTTGACTTTGGAGCACTTGCCTGATATTTGATTCCAATGTCTTTAAGTGCGTTAACTGCGGTGTAATCCACAAAGTCCATAAGAATATTTGCGTTAAGTCCAATCACAGGCCCTTTCTTAAACAGATAGACTGCCCAATCTTTTTCTTCGCGAATAACATCTAAGTACATTTGATACACTTCGGCCTCGCAATCAAGTTTTGCGTTGGCAAATCGAGGATCTTCTTTGACCACTTGATTGATAATATAGGCAGTCCATCCTTTATGTAACAATTCGTCTTGTAGAATCAAACTGATGATGTTGCCGTTACCAATAAAGATCTTGTTCTCGACCATGGCTAGG